TAACTTCCGCAGGAACTTTAGATTTCTCAACTTCCTGAATTAACATTGGGTTTGGTTCTCCATATGCGTTTTCAGGTTCAATTTCAATAGTTCTTGTTTCACCAACAGACATACCAATTAGTCCGTTTTCAAAACCTGGAATTAATTGACCTTGACCTAAAGTTGCAACTAATGGAGTACGACCTTCGTTTAATGAACTATCAAAAATAGTCCCGTCTTCTAATTTTCCTGTGTAATTTACGGTAACACTATCACCATTTTCAATTTTTTTCATAACTCAATAATAAAATAATATTTTTTCTTTGTCAAATACAAACTATTGTATATTTATATAGAAATAGAAAAATTATGAAAAAAATACGTTTAACTGAATCAGAATTAACAGATTTAATTAGAAATATAGTTAATGAAACTGAAATGAATGAAGTGGAATATGCTTATAACCCTGAAGCTATGGAAACAGGAGCTGCTATTTGGACTATTGTGGGTACCGTAATTGGTATGTTAGGTATTGCAGGTTCTCACTATATTAAAGCCGCAATTAAAAAATTAAGAAGAGCGGGTAATGATGAAGAGGCTGATAAAGTTGAGGCTGCTTTGGAAAAAGAAATGAGTAAAATTGAGGATAGAGATATGGGAGAAAAAATGATGGAAAGTCGTATTTCTAGAAGAACAAGAAGAAGATAATTTTAATATAATTGTTAAAAACCCTCAATAATTGGGGGTTTTTTTGTGCATTAAAAAAAAAGATGTATATTTGAATAATAATTAAAACCTCAATACAACCATGAAAAACTTAAAACTAAAATTAACCGCTTGTATGATGGCATTGGCTGTAGACATGATTCTTATTTTTAATGCTCCAAACCAATCTGTATTTACGATTGGAATATTGTTGGCAATAATTCAAATGTTTTTATGGGGTAGATTAATGTCTGAAATTAAAGAATAAAAAATCCCCCAATTAAGGGGGATTTTCATTTTAAATTACTTCAACTTCTTCCATCATTAACTGATATGCTCTTGCAAGTCTTGTCATTCCGATTCCACCACCAAAACGAGGGAAGAAATCGTGAGATAAAAACTCCTCTAATTCTTTTTCAACTCTATCTTTACCAAATAATTCAAAAAGTTTTTCAGAATATTTTCCATTTTCAATTGTGTAGAAGTTATTTCTCATTTCTTCTACGTTAGAACTTCTTTCGGCTGAACCAATAGTTTCTTGTCCATAAAGAATAACATCAACTTTGTTGAAAATCCTATTTTTACTTTCTCTCATATTCCAAAATGGATTTGTTCTGTATGGGAAATTTTGAAGTGATACAACAGGACCCTTCTCTTCCCACATTCTTGTTTCGTGTTCGTTTTCTAAAATTGGAACTCCTCCGTATTCTTCACAAACATCATCATAATTTACTTCAATAGGTTTATCGAATCCCAAATAATCTAAAAGTTCAGATTCAAGTTTTACCATATCTTTCATTGTGCCTTTAGATTCAAATTCAAACATTGGGAAAATTAATTCATGTCTACCAGGAATTGGGTCTTTTTCTTGTCTGTAAGAAGTTGAGATACAATACACTCCATTCCATTCAGGATTTTTAAGAAGTTCGTATTCTAACCACATTTGACCTGTTTGTGGTAGTGGCCAAACTTCTCCTTGATAATTAAATGTGGTAATCGAGTGAGGATTCTCACATGCGGCCAAGATTGATAATCTTGATTGAGTTGGAACTTCTTTAAATCCTTTTTCTTGGAAAAATGTTCTCATTTTTTGAACTAGTTCATTGTAAATTTCTGTGTTTTTCATTTTTTTTTATTTTTTGTTTATTGTTAACGTATGGGCAAAAAAAATCCTGACAATTGTCAGGATTTTAAAATTAATATAGTTATATTTCGCAGTTTATTTTTCATCTTTTATTAAATATACAAATAATTTAAAAAAAACAAATTAAATATTAAAAAATATTTATATATATGAATTTAAATTATGAGTCTGAATTAATTTTTGAGTTTTTTGAAAGTCGTGGAGACTTAAAAAATAAATTTTATGATTCTTTATATGAGATAGTCTTTGATGATAATGAAACTACATTAAAAAATTTATTAATTTCATATCATACTGAAATAGTTGAATATCAAAAAATAAAGTCAAAGAATCAGAATAATGAAAAAAAAGAAAAAACAATTGAGAAAAATACAAAAAAGAATTAAATTTAATGTATGTTAACTTTTGGGTCTAAACACAAGAATATCTGTCAACAATGTAAAAGAGAAAAAAATGATTGTTGTGAAATGACATCGGATACATCATATAAAAAATATATTTTGTGTAAATCTTGTTTGGAATTTTACAATTATTATTTTAACCACCCAAAAACATTAAAACAAAAAAATAAAAATTTGTGAAAAATCTTTTAATTGGGGTATTATTTAGTATAATTGGACAAATTTTAGCATTTTTTCAATTACAAGGACCAATTAAATATGATTTGTTAAAAAATAATACATGGATACCTGTTTTGATGGGAATACCAATTTCATATGTTTTTATAATTTCAATAAATCACTTAATTCAGGCTTACAATGGAGAATTATGGCCAAGTAGAATCATAGGGTTTTCAATTGGTACAATTATGTACGGGATAATGGCGAAAATGTTATTTGACGAAAGAATATCACAAAAAACTGGTGTTTGTTTATTTTTAGCGGTACTAATTGTTATAATACAAGTTTTTTGGAAAGAATAATATTTATTCTATATGAAAAAACTATTAACTGAAGGTGGAATTCGTAATATAAACGAATTATCCAAACGATATAATAAGGCAAAAATTTATTTTCATATGGATTTAGATGGTGTAACAACCGCTTTAGCCATGAAAAAATATTTGGAAGATAATGGGATAAAAGTAGTTGATGCCGAAGTTATTCAATATGGAGATAAAGAATTTTCAGTTAGAAAAGCGGACGCTCACGGTGAAGTAATGCCTGTTTTGGTTGATTTTGCTCACGGAAAACCAATGTTTATTGTTCATACTGACCACCATGATAGACAAGCAGGTGCTGAAGATACAGGTTCTACTTCATTTAGACAAGCACGTTCAAATGTTGAGACGTTATCCCAAATAATACCACCAAGTGAAATTTTTACACCTGAAGATGTTGCAACAATATCAATGGTGGATAGTGCTGATTACGCTTCAAGGGACATAACGCCTAAAATGGTAATGAATTATGTTTTTAATTTTGATAAAGACAAATCGGCGAAAGAAAATAGAATGATGTTGGGATTAGTAACTAACAAACTTTTATTGGCATTTAAAAACAAACCTAATTTTCTTGAAAATTTAGTAATGACGGCAAAACCATCAATACTTTCAATATTTAACATGATTAGTGGTATTGTAAAAGAGAGAAATTATCCATCTTCATCTGAACTTGAGAAAAATAAAGAGGGATATATCAAATCAATGAAAGCAAGTCCAAATGTAAAAGTTGAGGATGGAATAATTGTACAATATGGTGGTGGTAGTATGATTAAGGCCGGGTCTTACGATAGATATACTCCATTTGAAAATAACCCTGACGCAGATTTTTTAGTTATTGCGTGGCCATTAGGTTTACTACAAGCTTCTTGTAACCCATTCAAAAAAGAAAGGGAATTAAAAGGTGTAAATCTTGGTGAAATAGCTCAAGAAGTTTTGGGTAAATGGGAAAGTAAATTAAAAGACAAAGTAATACCCTTATCAACAATTAAATGGATTTCTGAATCTGATAAATCTTTTGGTGAACAATCAGTAGGTTTTACATTTAAAGATTTTGCGGCAATTTACGGTGAAAAAATGATGGATATTGATAATGGTATGGAGTATTTGGGTATTATAAAGGACCTAATGTCAAAATCATTTAAAAGTTTATCAGACCAAGAAAAAGAATTATTAGATAAGTTGGGTGTGACCGCTTGGGACATAATACAGGCTAATTCTGGTGGACACAAATGTATTACCAACATTTCAGGTTTAAATTTCTTTGGTAGAAGTAAAAGACCACCTGAAGGGAAATATAATAAATCAACGGATAGTGATGACGCTGCGTACGTTAAATTTCTAAAAACTTTACAAAAAGAGTTTGTACAAAAGTTACAAGAAAAAATTAAAGAATCTAAATTGGTAAAATAATTTTATCACCGACATTAATTTTATTCTTATGACAATATTTTGAAGGCAATTCTAAAACATAATTACCTGATGAACAATATCTTGGACAATCTTCGCTGTTACATATTTCACATGAATTGAAAATTTTAACTATTTCAAATTTTTCATTTAAAAATAAAATGTCCAAATCGATTATACAATTCTTCATCCAAAAACAGTCATAATCGGTACCTAATAAAAATAACATACAATCAAAACCGTCAAAAGTTTTGTTTTGCATACCTTCCATTTTTTCTTTTGGGGTTGAACAAACTTTACATGTTAATTTTTTACCTTTAAGAGTGATTTTCATATAATATAAATAGATTGATTTTTTATTTGATTGTAGTATTTATAGTATATCAAAATGCTATGAGTAAAAAAATTAACATAAATGAATCTGAAAGAGATAGAATTCTAAATTTACATAATGACCCTTCTTTAAAAAGAAAACTATTTGAAACTGAAGTACCTGAAACTTTAACACCAGAAACTTTAAAGCCAAGAACTAAAGATGAATTCATGAAAGTGTTTAACATGGGACAAAATTACCCAAGCTCGTTTCAACACGGATATTTCAAAGTTGACGACACTCAATTAAATGCTCCTGACAAAGATGATTTTGAAATCAAAGATGGTACTACAGGACATATTTACCATGATGCGGTTAAAGTATACTTTAAACCGAATCCATCATTTGAAGGTCACAAACCTGTTGCGATTGTATTGTTTTAAAATTCTATTTTGAAAGATAATAAATCGTTATTATCTGAAACTTCTTCATTAAGTCCGAAATTTAAATTTACGGTATAATTTGTGGTATTAATTCCAAATTCCCCCTGGGCTCCTTCATTATTTTCCCATCCCGCATGTTCTCTTTCTAACATGTCGTATAGGAAATTCTCAAGACCTGCAGGTAAATTATAATGGTCATCATTAATTCCATAACCAAAACTATCAATATATCCTGAATCCCCACTTCCATTAAAGCTAACTCGTACTAATTCGTTACCTTCACTTTTCCATTTAATTAATTCCTCAATAATTTCTTTATCCTTAATTTTAGATTCGCTATAATAATCTCTAGTTTGTAATTCATAACGAATATCTGTAATTTCAAACAATTGGTCAGATGTTGTGTAATTAATACTAACTGTATGTCTGAAATCACTATCTAACTCATCAAGAATTGAGTCATCATTTACAATAATATTAAAAATTTCTTCTAAAAAATTCATGAATCTATTTGGAATTTCTTTTGAAGACACACTCATTCCCATAAAATAAGGTGAAAACCATGAATCCATAGAACCATATTCATCCACATAGTAATTCATTGAAAATCCTCGACCTCCTTCACTTTTTATCCAAAAATGTAAAAGTTTTAATATTTTTTTATTTTCATCAGTATTTAAAAATTTTTTTATTTTTTCCATATTAATAAATATTAGTCATTTATTTCTAAATCTAATGTCCTCAACATCCAAATTGGTTTTTCTTTTGCATTTATGTTGTCAATCCATTCTTTTGCGGTTGGGATGTACCCATAACAATCTTCTTTAACGTGTTGTTCCCCAACATAACGAGTGTATACTATCTTATTATCACTGTTTGTAAAAAACGAGCCGAACCTTTTTTCCATTTCAAAAATACCTTCAGAATGATGTCTAAACATTCTATGAATTGAATGTCCGTACCATGCTTTGGTCTCATCTAACCATTCATGTAAATGAATGTAATCTTCCCATTTACCTCCAAATTTTTTTACTGAACTTTTTGCGTGTAATACTGGATGTGCCATTATAATTTCATTGAAGTAGTTAATATATAATCTGAATCTATACTTAAAAATTTCCATGCGTCTAATACTAAAATTTCTAACGCTTCAGGAAATATCTCCGCAGATAAATCGTAATCAGTAGGGATAAGTATTACAGATATATGAACTTTTTTTTGTTGAGTAGAATACCCCATTGTGTCAACTACAATAGTTGAACCTGAACCAAAAAAAGAATCAATGTCCTTTTTATATAATTTATTTATTAATTTTTCAAAGTATTGATTCATTATATTTATAATAATATGACAAACGAACAAAAAGCTAAACTGTTTATAAGAGGAATACGAAAATTTTTGGACAAAATACCAAATCTTAAACAATATACAATACATGATGAAAATCAGATATATGACGCTATTGTAAATAATAAAGATAAATGGTTTTGGAGATTTGATATTACTGTAGAATATTATATTACTCTTGGCGAAGTAGCTAACTCTGATTGGGTAACAAAAATATATAAATATTTGGATGTTGCTTCAAAAAGTCTTGATATTGAAAATCTTATTTTGCCTGATATTAAATTTATAGCTGAAGTTAGGAAATAATCCGATACCTTAACTCGAAAGTGTTTATTCTAATATCATAAACTAATTTTATAAAATATTTTATATCTTGTCTTATTTCATTGTATTTAGAGTTATTTAAATATTTAACAAAATATTCAGATAGATAACCGTCATTTGTTTTAATAATATCTAAAAGTGTTAAATTAGAACCTGTCATTTTTAAAAATATAGGTAACTCAATTTTTACTTCATAAATGACATCTAGCTTACCGTTTTTATTATCTACGGAAATCAAGTTTGCGTCCTCTAAAAAATCATAATTTTTCATTAAGAACTTTTTTATAGTATTTTGGAGAACGTCAAACTTGTCCATAGTATTAATAATAATGAATAAAAAATTAATTATCTACCCTGACCTCTATATGGTTTTTTGTAGTTCTTTGATTTTTTATTACCTGTTTGTTTTTTTGAGAATCTTCCGACTCTTTTGGTACCAAAACTAACTTTAGTTGATGTACCCCCCTTTGATACTTTTGCAGCCATTTTATTTTGTTTGCCAATAAGTATTTTGTTTTTATTTTATATTGATATTTATTAATAAAAAATATTATGAAAAATATTTTTGAAATTAATGACACTGAAAAAAATAGAATTTTAGAAATGCATAAAAATGCTACTAAAAAAATGTATCTTTCAGAATTAATTACACCATTAGACCCTAATAGGGTGCCTTTTAAAAATAAACAAGAAGGTAATGAATTTAGACTTTGGGTAAATACAAAATATCCTGATTGGGCTAAAAAAAATCAATTAGATAAATCAGGAAGTTTTAACAATTCATACATTACAAAGGCATGGAGAGAATTTGGAACAATGTATATTGGAGTGACAGGTAAGTTTGGTTACACTCTTAAATATCCTAATTTTAAAACTAAACCTAGTGGTACAAAACAAATTAATCAAGTAAAAACAAACAAAGAGCCTTCTTTCATGGAAAAATCATTATCATTTTGTGCTAATCCAGTTAAAAGGATAAAAGATTTTGTCAGTTCAATTGACTTACCATCCTTAAGCCCATTACCCCCTCATTTTAGAGCATTTATACGATTTTTATTAGGTAGAACTGAACCAATAACTGCAAAATTTTTTAAACCAGAAGAATTCAAATTAATTTCTGATAAAATTAACTCTTATTTTCCATCTAACGAAAAGTGTAAAAGAGATAAAAAATGTTTTGTTTCACTATATTCGGATACTGATTTTAGTAAAGTTAAAACAGGTGAAGAAAGAGTTTTGAATGTTTCGTTAGCCAAATCTATTGGACTAACAATTGGGAATGGTCAAATTATTGATAAGGGTAATTCATACGTATTAAAAGATATTTATGATTTCAACAATTTTAAAAAAAACCCAGAAGCTTACTCACCTGAAAAAGCCGCCGGAACAATTAAAGAAGCATTAAAAAAGTTAGTGTGTGGAAATTTTATACAAGGAGTTGAAGAGTTAGCATCTTTTAAACAAGCTGCAGGATATAAAGGTATCCCTGTTGAAATTGAGATACCAAAAATTTCCTAATTTATATCATATATTAAATTCACAATACACATCAAATGGAGTACAATCAAATACATGTACAATATTGTCAAATATTTTAAACGGACCAAACCATGTGTAAGACTTATTAGTTGAGTCAAATTTAATATATTGAGTAATAATTACTTTGTCTTTTTTCTTTTCAATGTAAAATGGGTTTAAAGCGTAAGACAATCTCCAATCTTCATTTTGTTTTAAAACTACTTTTTTCTTTTGTCCAACTTTCATTTTTTTCAATTCTCTAATTACTACAGGAGAATTTTTAATATACTCACTATCTAAAACTAATTGTTCACCGTCACCAAAACAATAGTGGTTAAGGATTTGAGACGCTTCGGGGTATATGAATGACCCAACGACTATCATACCTAATACCAAAACTTTTTTAAAGAATATTACAATTAATGATATCACGATTAAGAATATTGATAATTTTTTCATATGGCTAATATATATAAAACATTTCATCTAACAAACATATTTATAAAAAAAGAATTTAAAAAATTAAATTCATAAACTTAAAACCCAAATAAATGGATAGTGATGACTTGGAGACAAATATTTCACAGAAATGTTGCAACATATTGTCTAATGGCTGGAATGTTTTTCAACCCTTTAGGATTCGATATCATTTTCAAAATGATATTAGATGCTACAAATTCTTATTGGATTACCACAGGTATTTTTTATGGTATATCTCTTTCATTTTTTGGATTATATTTTTTATTTCGTAAAAAACAATGAAAAATTCAATTAACAATGTAACACCACAAAGAATTTCAGAGGCATTAAATTATCATTTAGATAATAACATACCAATTACCGAAAATGTTTTTAGACCTCATTCAAAATCATTTTTTGATTTAATAAATGAAGTAAGAAACTTATATGTAAATGACCAAATTTCATTAGACGATGAGGAAATTGAATTAATTGAAACTGAAATCGGTAAAACTGCAATTTTACAAGATGGTTCTAAAGTTTATTTAGACATACCACTTTCTGAAGAATTTTTAAATGAGGCCGAATACAACGGTAAAAAAGTTGAGATAGGTAAACCTCGTAGAAATACAGGTGGAGGTAAAAAATATGTTGTTTATGTTAAAAACCCATCTACAGGAAGGGTAAAGAAAATATCTTTTGGAGACGTACACGGTGGATTAACCGCTAAAGTTTCAAATCCTAAAGCCCGTAAAGCATTTGCATCAAGACATCAGTGTGATAAGAAAAAAGACAGAATGACAGCTGGATATTGGGCTTGTCGTTTAAATCGTTTTGGTCATTTGTGGGGTGGTAAGACTTATCCTGGATATTGGTAATTTATGAAACCTTACATTGATTCGGAAGTTACCGAAAATTCAAAAATACGAGTATTTAACTCTGACGTTGATTCAGGTGAGTTACATTGGCATAGAGACAGAGAAACAAGGTTAATTGAAGTTATTGAAGGTGATGGATGGAAATTACAATTGGATGATAAATTACCCGTTAAAATGAACGTTGGGGGTGAATATTTAATTCCCGAAGGTGTTTATCATAGAACAATAAAGGGTAATGGTGATTTAAAAATAAAAATCACATTTATTAATGAGTGAGAATATTTTAAATAGAATAAAATTGTTAATGGAATATGATACAAGTAAAACTTTATCTGAAAATTCATTAATTATTGAACAATGGGTATATCAACAAAATAATAAAGGTGGGTACACATTAAAAAACGGACCTTTTGCAGGACTGAAAGCGTCAGATGTTTTCCCAAAATTAAATCCTAACACCTACCCAAAAGAATTAGATTCTAATAGAAACCCAATATCTACAACACCAATACCAAATATCTACAGAGACGACTACACACCAAAAAAAAAATATAATCAATTTACTGACCCTAAATCTGACTGGAATAAAAAACAGGCGGCTGAAAGATTTGGAGCGGATGTTAGTCGTGTAGTGTGGGACCCAAATGTGACAGTAGACCAACAATATATGGATAGGTCGGGTACACACACAAAAAAAGTAAAAGTCGGGGGATGGGTTAAAATGACACCTGAAAATGTGGGATTAAGAGGAGTACCATTTGGGTTTCACCCAAGTGAATATTCTGAATATTCAAAAAGAAAAAAAGAATTAGATAAAATTTGTAAAGCTCCCAAATCTGAACATGTTAAACACTATTCTAATTTACATGCGGAATGTGCCGCAAAATACCAAGCTTTGAAAAATGAATATTATCATTCAGATTTTCCATATGGGATTACAAAAAAAGAATTCTTGGATTGGTCAAAAGGTAAACAAGACATAGACGACCAAAAACAAAAAGAAATACTTGCAGTTAAGGACGGACTTAAAGGTACATATCGTAATAATGACTATGTTAATTCCGCAGGATTACCAAAATCGGATTATTTTATTACTTTCCATAATGATTTAGTTAGAACGGCAGAAAACCAAATGGTTTCAGGTAAAATTGGTCAATACAACGAATTATCTGATATATTAGACGCTGTCTATGAAAGAGACCCAAGTGCAATTGAAAGATTAACACAAAGTGATTTAGATAAATTTTGGGAAGAATGGGGAACTGTAGTTGAGTTGATTGCATATGTTGTGATACCGGCAATTTTAACAGCAGGTACATCTTTAGTTGCCACGGCGGCAGGACTCGCAATTACTGAAGCTGCTCAATTAGCAAGAATAGTTAGTGTAATTGCGGAATACGGATTACCGTTAGCGATAGGTGTAACAAAATATATTAAAAGAGGTGAGTTGACAGGAGATGCGGTTATGGATTTTGTATTTGCATTTTTACCTATTATTCATAAATCAATAGGTATTTTAAAACAACCATCTGCTCAAGTATGTGCAAGTTTAGCGGGTAAATTGGCTCAACACAACACTAAAACTGTTAGTGGTATGAAAAAATTTATATCTGCACTAACTGAAGAAGAAAAATATATTTTTAGACAAGTTGTTAAGAATAAACAAAACCTCGGTAAAAATATTGACGAAGTTTTAAAATCAAAAATAAAATCCGCTAGTGTTAGAGCAAATTTATTTGCAAAGGCTGTGGGTGAAATCACACCTAAAATGAGTTATATTCTTTATAGAGGTGTTAAATACACTTTAGCACCCGATATCGCAATAATTGAAATTGTTAAACACATTGCAGAAAAAACAGGATTAACAAAGGATAAAGAAAATAAATTAGCAAAAGATTTAGAAATTTTTAGAAGTAAAAATCCTGATTGGTTTGTACCATTATTGGCTAATATTTCAGACGTTTTAGAAAAAAATAAAGATGCTGATTGGTCAAAAGTGATTACTAGTAAATCGTATGAAAAACTTGGAGGGGATGAAATAATACAAGCATTACAACAACTTGATATGGGTAATTTTTTAGTTGATGAAAACGGAAATCCATTAGAGTTATAATTATAATTAAACAAAAATATAGAAATGAAAAAAATATTATCCGTAAACGAAACTGAAAAACAAAGAATTCTTGAAATGCATGGTTTTACTAAAAAAACAAAAGT